TAAGAGATGTTACTTTGTTTGATTTATCTTCCTTTAATTCTAATTCAGTATCTACGTATGATTTACTAGCCATTTCTGAAGTGCTCGTATAAGTCCAATCGTCATCATCTGCTGTATATGTTACTATTTGTGAGTCAGTAAAATATACATATTTTGTTTGTTCATCAACTGATGTACTTACATTGATTAGTATTTCAGTTACTTGTTTTGCTGCTTCATCAGGATCATCTTTATAATACCCCTTCAAAGTATATGTTCCATCGTCTAAATCACTAAGTAATATTGGTAGTTCAGATGTACCTGTTACCTCATCAACACCAGCTTCTCCGTTCATTACGTTAAAGTCATAAGTTGTTCCATTTGTATCAGTTAATGTCCATACGTTTGTACCACCACTTACGTGAGACTCGGTTGTTTGTTCTACACTAGCAATACCATTACCAGTTGCACCTGTTGCTCCCGTAACTCCTTGTATACCTTGTATACCTTGCTCTCCTTGTGGTCCTTGTATACCTTGTATACCTTGTTCTCCAGTATCTCCTTTGTCTCCTTTTTGTCCCTTAACTCCTGCGTTAAGTTCTATTGTAAACATAGGCATAAAATCATTGTTATTCATTCTTTACTCCTTTCTTTACACTATAATTTGAGTATTTTCTATTTGGGTTTAATGTATCTACTTCTCCACTAGCACGTTGTAATATTAAATCATATATGTAGTTTCCTTCATCTAGTGCTTGGGTTTCTTCTGGTGTTACTTCAATTGTGCATATATCATCAGGAAATGTGCTACATGTCTTTTGAAGTACTGCTGCACCACCAATTATCTTTCGTATTGTGAAGTATACTGTATCCCCATCTTTAAACAAACTTAAATTATTGGTCTTATTCTTACATTTAAAAGCAAAAGAGGCAGTATTGCCTCTTATTGTTTCCATATCTAATGTATCTTTGTTAATTATTACCATTACTTACCTCCTATTCATTGTAATCTACATACTTATCTGCAACATATTTAGCAAAGTCATCCTTGCTTACTGATAAGTAATATTTAGGGTAGTTATAACTACCTTTTTTACCATTGCTCTTTTTGTATTCAAATTTCAAATTGTTTTCATCAGCAACTCTCTTTTTTGCCATATATGTTGCATATTCATATATTGCAGAAATCATTTTAGATTTTTCTACATCATCGGCTTTTTTGTAATCATCTGTTTTCATCAAATCATCTAACATTGCTTTTGCATTTTTACCATAATCTTTCTTGTATTGAGTATATTCATCGGTAGATAAGTTATAGTATTCTGTATCAATCTTAGGCGATTTTGTTAATGATAAAGTAGGCAAACCAGAACCAGTATTATCATATACTCTTTCTAGTTCCTTAGTTGTATCATCAATTTTAACTTCTTTTCTATTAGCAGGAGATAAAAATGCTTCTGCAAACCTAATTACTGGGTTTTCAGAGTTTTTCTTATCTTCTCCCCATACATCAACTTGTGCAGGTAGTGTATTTCTTAAACCTGGTATCTTGTATTTTACTTGGTTTAATATCTTTTCTCCTAAAGTGTTACCACTAGAACTACGTTGTGTATCGTCAAATACAGTTGCTACTTGTCCTAATGCAGTAGGGAAATATTGTGATATATAACTTGTTAATGCACTAGAAGCTATATCTCCTATTGCTTGTGTTCCTTTTGAATAGCTTTGTAATGCTTCTGTTACTGAAGATATTACACTCATTTCACTTAAAGGATCAATTGTGCTTGTTAATATATTCATTATTGTTTCTGGACTAACTCCACTACCTTTTGTTGCGTTGTATGTTTCAACACCTACAAACAAAGGCATAGCACTAGGAGATAACCATGATAAGTCAAAAGTATTACCAAATAAGTTAATTGAGTACCCTTGTTTACCTAAGTTCTTTTCTAGTTTATCTTTCTTATCTTCTCCAGATTTACCATTTAATATTCCTAGTTTAGCAAGTTCAAAACCTACTGCTGCTAACATACCACCGGCAAATTGTTTAGATATGCTATCAACAAATACATCTGCTTTTAAGTTTTTAGGTGCTTTTTGCACATCTGATATTGTTTTAAATAAACCAATACCAGGCGTATATTCAATACCTGTTTTTGCTATATTTATTGGAGTATTGATAAATGGTATTGTTGCGTCAACACCCAACCCAACTGCTCTTGATAAGTTACTACCTTGTCTTAAAGATTCTCTAAAGTTTCTTAAAGCAGTACCAGTTTGGCTATGTTGGTGGAAAGTTGCTTCATTACCTTTGAATAAAGCGTATTCTTTACCTTGTTCTACTAAATCAGGGTTAGCGTCTATATCTGCTTGAGTTTCTATTCCGTTTGCAGTTAAAAATTCGGCAAATGCTTTTTTAGCAGTTGATTTATTAAACTTAACATCTTCTATATCTAATAGTTCTGAGTTCTTTTTCTCCGCCCAGTTTAGTACTTCACCGATTTTTGTTCTTTCTTTAAATATCTTTCTACTTTGCTCTAATTCGCTCTTTAAACCTTTTACGTTATCGTTGTATTTACTTGTTTGTTTGTTTTCTTTAAAGTAATTTTCCATTGTTGTATCTGCAAAGTTTTTAACTTCTTGAGTTGATTTTCTTAATGTATGACCTTTTGCTGCTTGTTCATTACCACCTAATGCTTTATTTAGTTTATTCATAGGTGTTATTGCCTCTATTCCAGAAGCTATTTTGTTCTTTGCACCTTGCAATTTATTCATAGCAATATTTGCTACTATGTTTCTTATATGTGTTTTAGGGTTACCTAGCATTGATAAGTATCTCCATGCAGTAAACTTTTCAGTTGGTCTTACGTTCATTTGATTTACTATATCTTGTTTTAATTCATACATGGCATTATCAAAGTTTTCTTGATTCCATGTTCCATCTTCGTTATATGAATTTAGCACGTTTTCTACTAAATCTTCTTTAATTTTTACTCCGTCATATACTTTGTTACCTTTTGATTGCTCTTTTTCAATTAGTTTTTGCAAAGTAGATAACTGTGTTGTTGGATCACTTTGTCTGATTAATGACAATGCTTGTACTACTTGACCTGACTCAGTTCCTAAAATTGCAGTATCTTGTACTAAGCCCATAAAGTCGTTCATTTTACCATTTTTTTGTGCTTCTTGTATTACTGTTTCAAGTACTGCTATATCTGTTGAGTTTAATCTCTTGTCTCCATTTATTAACGCTTTTGCTTTCTCTAACTTTTGTTCATAACTCATACCTGCTAGTTCTCTATTAGCATTATCTAAGTTCTTTTTATTTGAAGTTGGCTCGTATGTTATCTTTTCTTTATTCATTGAATTAACAAGTTCAGTATTTCCTGTTGATGTTGTTGCAGTTTCTACCCAACTTCTCATTTTTTTACCAGTTTCTTGTTCTACATTTCTAACTATTTCTTTAATGTTTTGAGAGTCGTTTCTTCCCTCAATTGCTTTTGTTAGATTATCTGCTATATTTTTAGATGTTTCTTTGGTTGTTACTTTTAATACATCTTCTGATTTTGTTTCCGGTATGTTGTTATTCTCTTTGCTGTTATTACTTTGTATTACCTCATTATTAGGCTCATTTAGGTCTAATTGCGTTTGTTCCATAACCGGCTGATTATTTATACTATTTTCTTGGTTTTGTTGAATTTGAGGTGTTTCTGTTTGTTCTAAAGGTTGTTGTGTTTGTTGTTGGTTTGGCTCCATTTGAGTTAATTGATTTTTGGCTTCATCAAATGACATGTTATTGTCTTGTGCATAACCGTTTATTATTTTGTTTTGTGTTTTTGTGTCAATTACTGATTTTCCAGTTCCTAATAAAGCACTTGTTAAAGCTGCACTTAAGAATTGATCCCAATCAAGTATCTTTGTTTGATTTTGTCTACCATATTCGTAAAATTCATTACCTACCCATTGAATTGCATTAGATATTATTTCCTCCGCACCTTCTCCTAATGAGTCTAAAGCAATCATTGTCGCTTTACCGGCATTTGTACCAAAGTATTTCCCTATTTTGTTAGATAGGAATTTATTAACTCCTTCTCCCCAACCTTCTACTTTTAAGCCAGGTAGACCACTAAAGAATTGCTCACTTAATGCTTCGGCAAAACCACCAATAATACCTGCTCTGTTTGCGTCTCTATCACTAGCACCGTTTCTTTTTGCTGCACTACGAGCATTACCATAACCACTTGTATAAGTTGCACCTACTGTTGCTAAAGAACCACCACCAGTTAATGCGGTTGTTGCTGCTAAAGCACCTACGTTACCTACACCTTTAAATATGTTATCTACTAAATCAGGAGACCATGAATTTCCCTCTATTCCTGATGTCCAATCTCCTAATATGTTTTCTTGTACGTTTTGATTTTTACCAAACCATGTTCCTGTTGAGTCAAAATCTGCATTTTCTCTTAAACCTTGTGCCCAACCTTCTTGTCCAATAGCATCACTTAAATCGGCTAGTCTATAACTACCCCAATCGACCATACCTTCGAGAGCTCCTAAACCACCTTCGGCAAAGTCTAAACCAATATCTGCTACTGTGCTTAATGCTTGTCCACCTAAGTTTAGTAACCCTTTTGTTATATCTCCAAAATGGTAGCCACTATCGTCTTCTACCATTTTATCTAATGCTTCTTTCATTTTTTTGTCTTGCTCTGGTACTCTTTTACTAAGCGCATTATGAGACACTAGTATTTGAGGAGTTATATCGTTGCTTGTCATATTTGCTGTCTTTTCACTTGCTTCTCCTATACCTTTCATTTGTGATAAAGGAATAGTTGTATCTTTGTAAGTACCATTTATTACGCTATCAGCAAAACTACTTTTGCTTGTAGGTTGTTTTACCGTTATATTAGTCTGTGTTTCCTGTTGTTGTGTTTGAATAGGCTGTTGAGTGTTTTTCTTTTCTTCATCATTTCCGTATGTGCCATTTATTACACTCTCGGCAAAGCTACTTTTTCTTGCCATTGTCTACCACCACCTATAAACCATATTTCAATGCTAATTGATATACTTGATTTTCTGTTAATTGTCCATTTTTATATGCGTTACTTATTATATTCTTCATTTGAGTTGAATTTTTAATAGTTGCACCAGCAACACCAGTAACAGCACCTAAAGACATTAAATTCTTTAATTGGCTATCTACTGAGTTGTAATTCTTGTTATTTGTTGTGTTTGCAGTGCTTGTTGTAGATTTTTTGCTACTGTTTCCACTACTGCTTGTACCACTACCACCACCCGAGCTAAAAGCTCTATTTAATTGATCCTGTCTGTTTTGATTATATTGTCTAACTTGTTCATCAAATTGCTTTTGTGCAAATTCTCTTTCCCATTGTTGTTGTCTTTGATTTAATAAGTTTTGAATATAATTTGCTTCAACTTGTGCATTTGCACTAGCAAGACCTGTATTATATGCGTTTTCTAAGTCGCTTCTACGTCTTGCTACGTCAGCAACACTTTGTGCCTCTGCTGCATTAATTGCATTTAAGCCACTTTGTAGATTATTTTGTCTACTCATCTCGTATTGTGCTCCAATACCACTATTTGCACGCCCTGTATTTGCTAGATATTCTTGAAAGTTTCTAGCTGCTACTCTATTATTTGCGTTTGCAGTACTACGTTGTGCTGCATACTCAGGTCTTATCTTTGCTTCTTCTGCTGCTAGGTTAGATAAAGAAGTATCTCTTGTTTTTTGTAAATCAGCCATAGCAGCGTTTTTTTGTGCGTTCTTTAAATTTTGTAATTCTTGTTCATAATTCACTTATATCGCCTTCTTCCATACTCCATTTATATTTATATATGGTATTCCTTTTTTCCATACACCATTTACGTTTACATAAGGAATACCTCTTTTCCATGTGCCATTAACATTTAGCCACATGTTTCTGTTTATATTACATGTATTAGTCAAAGCAGTACTTTCTCCAACTTTTGTGTTTCCGTTATATGTTTCTATTACTGCTTTTATTTGTACTGTGTCATCGTTTCCTACAGAATTGTATATTATGTCTTTTGCTGACTCCGGCAGTTTATAAATAGCACCACTTGTGTTATATACAACCCTATCTAGTTGTGTGTTATCACTTAATGATAATCTCAAGTAATAAGTCCAATCATTAACATATTTTGTATAACCAACACTAAAGTCGTTATCTATATCAGTACCACTAAATGATGATATTACTGCTGCTCTAGGAATAGTTGTTAATGTTAAGTTACCACTACAACTACCATTACCTGGTCCGTAACCTCCACCACCACTACATGTTGCAGAACATGCTATTGTTTTAGTACCGTCATTGTTATGTGTTACTGTATAAGTACCACTTGCCAGTTTGTGTGGTTGCCCATAATCTACATCTCTTGTGTCTACATCATAACCACTATAATTAGCTCTTTGTGAGCCGTTAATTGTTACTGTGTACTGAAAACTTGCACCAGCAAATCTATTTCCACCATTTACAATATACAAAGTCCAACTTACTGTACTTGTGTTGTTTGCAGTACTATAACTACTTTCACTTACATCTAGGCGTAATTTATAGCCTCTATATTGTGTCTCAGATTCAAATCTAGCCATATATTACCTCCTAACTAGAATACTTAATGTATATATCACCATTAGAGCCACCAGTTGGAGTACCAGTACCATAAGTTATCTTTGGTTGTAATGTTGATACAGTGTTATCTATTTGTGTCTTGTTATAGTATGTGCTACTTAAACCAGAAAACATTGTATCTATTTGTGTTGTTGTATATGTATCTCCAATTGTTGCGTCTAGTTCTTCTGTTAATGTATCGTTTATATAAGTTTTTATGTCATTACCTGCTTTATCAAACTTTGCTTTTAATTGGTCTGCGGTTAGTCCGTCAGCAGTATTTGGTTTGTCATGTAATGCTTGTATGTTATTTAAGTTTTCTGTTAATTTTGTTAAAGCCATATTTACCTCCTATTACTTGCTTTCTCCATTTGTTTCTATCTTTAATGCTAATTCTAGTATTGTGCAATCGTCTGTGTTTTCGTTATCTATTGTTACTTTTAGGTTTGTAAATTTCTTTGCCTTTAATTTCAACCTAAAAGGTTGTGGATCATTTGATACTTTAAAACTCCAGTTTGCAAAGTCTGCGTCATCAAAAAATGTTAGTTTATATGATATTGTCTTCTTTACTGGAGACTCGTTTCTATTTGATACATAGCCTATTTCTGCACTAGATGATACTTGAGGTTGCATTAAAACCCATAACTTTCTCATCGTCTTTCTTAAATATGCAACTCCAAAGTTAGAAAAGTTCATCTCCCAATGTGCTTTTATTGTTTCTGTATCAAAGGTTTGGTAGTTAGCGTCAAACTTGTATAGTTTACCAGTTGTGTCTGACATATATATATTTCTTCCTACTACTTGAAATAAATCACTATCTACTGGTAGTGATAACCTTGAATATGTTTTATTCAAATAGTTGTATATGTATACCTTTGTTCCAACTGCAACCCACAATTGATTAAAGTCTTGAAAGTCGCAAGTCTTACAATTTTTCAAATCTAGTTCTACTAAGTCATCTCTAATCTTGTCAGATATAACTTCCATGTTTCTTTCATCTCTAATAGAAGTAGATTTCCAACGTATCAATTGTCCTTGTTCTATTGTTACTGGATCGTTGTTTATTACTTGCCCTTGTGCAAAAGCAATATTACCATGCACTTCATTTAATGGTAGTGTTACTACGCTTGGTGTAGAAGTACCATTTACGTCTATTAAATCTATTCCTAATGTGTATGCTTCAGGTCTATTTGTTGTAGCTATCAATCTATCATATTGTCTAGTTAAGTCTGTTACTGCAAAGTTACTTGGTCCAACGTCTACTAAATTTGTTGCTGGGAAGTATTCAACACTTGGTACACCTCCAGCAGTTGCACTATAACGTACTCTATTTGGTGTATTGGCGTTTCCATATAAAAATACTTTTGTATCTACGTCTCCACCGTAGACGATACCTGCTCTCATGCCTTCAATTAAACTTCTATCTCCGTCAGTTTTACTCCAATAAATATCTACGTTATCAGTACCGGCAGTTGGTATATTAGTAAATGTTACTGTACCATTTGTTGTATTTACTGTGTAACCAGTATTAGCTACCTCAGTACCATTAACAATTACTTTGTCTACACTTGTTATGTCTTTTTGTGCTAATTGATATGTATCAGAAGTACCGTCTGCATTAAATGTCATGTGTTTCTTTGGAGATAAGATATTGATTGGATCGTAGTCAGTACCTCCACCACTTGGCGGTGTATTTACAAATACTAGAGGAGTATAACCCTCAACTTCTGCCAAGGTTGTGCCATCGTATGAATAATATTTATGTCCATTTAATAAGTAAACCTTTTTATCAAAAGAAAAAAAGGTAGTATCGTAATTACCGACACTACCTACTAACGTCGGAGTTAAACTGCTCCATGTTGTATCATCATCTAATTGAGATTGAGGTATTTTGTATAAGCTACCATTAGATACTATTAAAAGATATGTAGTGCCACCATTATTAAATGTATACATACCTGTTATCTGTTTAGTAAAATTATAAACAAGTTTATAACCATTACATTTTCTAAGTTTATAGTCATCAGTAATAATAAAGTTGCTCATATTTCCAGACTCTCCATCTAGTATTTGAGTATCTCCAGTATTAGTTAGATTTAAACCTAAAAACTTTTTAATAACATAAGGCTTTATATCTGTGTTTGTTGGTATTGTACTCATAAACCCCTCCTAATATGTTAGAGAAGCGTCATATATGTCTTCTCTAGACTCTGGCTTAACTGGTTTTGGTTTCAAGAATATTCCACTAAGACGTTCAAATTCTTGTTGCATAAAGTTTGCTAATGCTTTGTTTTCATCTGACATTAGTTTTGCTGCTAAACCATAAACTAGCAATGTATTTGCTTGTATGTCATCAACCTGTACGTCTTGATTATCTAAATCAGTTATTGGTACTGGTCTTATATATTCGTTATATTTGCGGTATCTATTCTCGACACCTATTATTTCATTTTGTAGTGATGTTAATATATAAGGAGCTCTAGCTTTATAATCGGCTACTGATGTTGAATCTAACTCCCCTGTGTCTGTCATTTCATCTATCATAGCCATTGTTTGTGTAAATACTTCTATTGCTTTCATTTAATCTCTCCTCTCATATCAAAGAAGTACTATTGTACTTCTCTTATATCAAAGGAAGAACTCCTTTGATTATCTTACATTGATCCACTTGTGAAGTGAGCGTAAGCACCTTTTTTCTTAGCGTCTAATACAAATGCGTCATAATATACACGCCCTTCAACTAAGTTTCCATTAATTCCAGGTGGGTTATCATGTACTTTGTATTCTGCTAATTTATCTGCTGCTACTGTTACACTTGGGTGTGTAATAATAAATGCACAGTTAGTTGGTAAGTAACTATCTGGTACTTTGATTAACTTAACTCCGTCAATTTCTCCAACTTGTCCATTTACTAACATCTTTTGAGACATATCTCCAGATTTAATAAATGTAGAGTCTTGTTTGATGTAAGTATAGAAAGTAGCACTTACTGCTGCTACACGTCCTGCTAGAGGTACTTTGTTGTTATCTAGATATTTTTGTCCATCTAGGAATTTAGAATATGCGTTAGAAGCGTTAATGCTTGCACTAGCATAACCATTGTTAGCAACTGCACCTGCTGCAATTTTTCTTAAACGATAAGCGTCTTTTGTAGGAACGATAACTTCATCAATTTCTCTTTGAAGTGCTTTTCCTGCTCCTCTTACGTTCATAGAGTCAACATTGTTTCCTTTATCAATGATAAATGTGAAACCTTTGTCTTGTGATAATGTGTAGTCTGCAACTGTATCTTCAAGTTCAGCAGGGCTTCCGTATCTGTTACTTGTTGCTGTTCTATCGTAGTCATTTAATGCTACTGTTGGAATTGAATATACATGTAATGTTTTTACTCCTTCCCATGTATAATCGTGATTGATAAATGGTTCAGTTAATGATTTTAATTTAAAACGCTCATCAACTTTTGAAGCGTATTTCTCGGCTAAATTTACTGCCATAATTATTTCCTCCTCTTAATAAATAAATTTTTAATCAGAGTCAAAACCTTCAAGAAACGGATCGATTGCTTTTTGTTTTTGAGTTGTTCCTGTTTCGGTAACACTTCCAATAGCACTCTTTGCGTTCTTTTCGTTTTGCTCTTTAATTTGTAGCTTGGTCTCTAAATCTTTTATTAACCAATCTTTATATGCACTGACTAGATTGCTATTCTGTGCGTTTTCAAATACTTCTTTTGGAATACTCTCTGGTTCAACATTAGGGAATTGTTCAACGAAATCGGCATATTGTTTATTTTTGTCGTTTTCTCTTTTTGTTGCTTCCTCTTGTTCTTTTAGAGCATTTTCCTTTTCTTGTAATTGCTTACGCAATTGGCTTGTTGCAATTACTTCTTTAGCAACGTCTTCAGGTACTCCATTGTTAATCATTTCTTCAAGACGAGCTTTTTCTTTTTCTTTCTCTTGCTGCCTTTCGTAATTCTCAACTTGGTCGATATATTCATCGACACTCATACCTAATTCTTTTGCTTTTTTTGAGACATATTGCTCGACCTTACTATTTTGCAAGTTTTCATATTGTTCTTGCTTTTTGTCATAGTTAAGACCTTTTTGAAAGTTAGTTACTAAATCGTCAATACTTTCTATTTTTACTGACTCTCCATTGTATTTAACTTTTTGGCTTAATGCCTCCAATAGTGGCTTATAGTCCACTTCCACAGGTTTCTCATCAGTTTCATCAGTTTCGTTTGGTGTACTACTTTCTGACTCCTCTTTTGGCTCATCTGTGTTTGACTCATTGATAACTTCATCGCTTACGTCACCAAAGAAATCGTCATCGGTTACTTCCGTATCGACAACTGGTATGTTGTTTTCTACTTCGTTTTCCATTAAATTAAATCTCCTCTCCGTCTTGGTTTAGACGTGTGCATTAGGTGCACAATAAAAGGAAGTAATTTCTTACTTCCCTATGGTTGTGAATCTATTGCTCTAGTTCATCATCTATATAATCTCTTTTTCTATATTTAATGTCATTAGATATTCTTTTTTCTCTATCTTTTAAACCTTTTATTAGTTTTCTTTTTTTTATTTCTTTTTGCACTCTATCTAATGCCTTTGTATCTATATCGGCGTTTTTTTTGTAATAATCTGCCGAAAACTTTTGACCTGTTTGTGGGTTAGTCCAACCACTTTTAGAGTGTTCTTCGTTCCATTTTTTGTTTTCTTTTACTGTCTTACTAAGTTCGTTTAAATCAGTTTCTTCCCAATGCTTGCTGCTATTATTGTTGGTATTATCTTTGTTTACTTTTTTTATTGCTTGGGTTGCTGCTTTACTTATTCTATCTATAATGCTCATATTTACCTCCTATTTCAAATCTTTGACTACTTTTTTGTATTTGTCTGCTTCTTCTGACAACTTCTTGATAGCTTCTTCTTTTAGTTTTTTGTCTTCAACTAATTTTGCATATCTTTTTAATGTTTCCATAGCTGATTCGATTTCCCAATCGTCATCTCTAATTTCAACTATCTTATCTGTTTTTTTACTCACGATTGTAGACCTCCTCCAATTTGTGCAACTTTATTCATTGCTTCTACGTCATTTCTACCAACTTCAACTTGTGGAGCCATTATTTCTTGATAACCAGGATCACTTATGTCCATAGCTTCCATATCTTGTACTTGCCCCATACCTTGAGTGCCATTATCTAATGCTCCCATCATTTCTAGTACTGTTTGTTCCATTTGTTCTGGGTTTAATTGCATTAAGTTAGCACGTTGTTCTGGTGGCAATGTATCAATAAATTGTCCCATTAAGTTGTATATTGCAGTTTTATACATATCTTTAGCTTCAATAGAATTGATTAGTTCTTGCTTTTGAGGTATCAATTCATCTGGTACTCTCTTTAAGTATTCAACAAATTCTATCATGCCATTATTTAATAAGTTATCTAATGTTTGTAAACTTGCTATTTCACTAAAGTAACTAGCACTACCAACGTCAGTCTTAATATGTAACCACATACCTTTTAACTTCTTAAAGTCAAACATTTCAACAGTTCTACCTAAATCAGACTCAATTACTACTGGTCTTATTCCGTAGTATGTAGCCATCATGTCTATCATTATTCTTCCACAATCTTCTACAAATTCATAATATGCAGCTTTTACGTTCTCTAAAGGAACAGCAGCACTCTTTTGTATTGCAATAATTGCAGTTGCATTGTTCATTGTTACGTTTCCTAAAGATACGTCACCAACTCCCAATGTTTCTTTTGTATATTGCATTGCAGTTTCAATTGCGTTCATTATTTGAGAACTCATTGTAGCAGGCTCTAAATAACCGGCTATGTTCTTTATGTTATCTCCATTTAGGTTTGTTACTGGTATTTGTGCACCAATTTCATTTGTCCAGTTCTCAATTCTATCTGCGTCATATACGGCAGTAGGAAATGCAGTTAGCATTAAATGGTATATTACCATTGCAAACATTTTGTTTATTGCTATTTGGTTAGGTATTATTCCAGTTGTTTCTGCTCTACCATGATATGATCCTTTTACTGGCTCCCAGTTATTAAATGCAATTGGGTAGTAATCTAGTCCAGTTTTTTTATCTGCATATATGTATCTATTTCTTACAAATTTGTGAGCAAATACTTTGCCGTCTTTTTTAAAGTATTTTATTACATATATAGCTTTTGAATAACCATCTGCGTCTGCTTCAACCTTACCGTTGTCCCCCATTTGATGTTGTGTATCATTATCGGCTTCAATATATGCCCAACCTTCATCTTTATTGTATTTTTTGTATTCTTCTCGTAGATTTTTTACTAAATCACGCCCAATAACTAAGATATATGGTTGTTTTTCAACTTTTCTAGTATTTGGGTTACCAAACATTACGTTTGTTGCGTCTATTATCTCGGCTTTAATTATTCCCATAACATCTGGGTTGCTTTGCTTAAATGGTTGTTCTGATTTGTCAAAGTACCAATGTAAGCACCAATCTCCAGTATCAAAACCATCTGCTAATAATGTACGAGATAATGAGTCAAAATTGATGTTTTCTAGTATGTTTCTTATCTCTGCATTTGCTAGGTCTGTATCTTTTACCTTTTGTTGCATAGTTATTTCCATACTTTGTGGTCTATATTCCATTGGGCTTATTGAAATTGCTATATCATCTGTCTTTAAACTAGCAATTTTAAATTGCTTTACTCTTTTGATGATATTAAATACTGGCTTTGGAAGTCCGTCTGCAACAACATTTCTCCATTGGTCTCCATTTGCAAATGCTATATTTGCGTCTATTGTGTCATAGTAATTCTTATCACTACCATACAATGCGTTATTGTATCTAATTCCTGCTTCGTATAGTGCCCAATCTTTTTCAATATCGCTTTTATTTTCTACTTCATTCTCCATTTAGACACCTACTTTCTTGCACGAGCAATGTTTTCATCATAATTCATTAAATTATCAAAAGATTCTCGTATTTTCTTTTGTTTTTCTTTTTCTTCTTTTGTTAATTTTGGCTTTTTTTCAACTTGTTTTGGCTCTTTTTTTTGTAACCAGTTCTTATAAATTAAAAAAAAGTTAATTCCTATACAAATTAACAATGTAATAAATAAAAATATCTCCATTTAACCTCCATAACTCATATAGCCTTTTGTTGCTACTGCACCGGCTATTCCTAAAATGCCTTCTTTACGTCTAGCACGTTGGCTTTCTAAGAATAATCTCTCATCATCGGTCATTATTCTTGTCGCACGTGTTCTTTCAATACAGAAGCCACGTAATGCGTCTGGTGCATGTGTAAATTCGTGAGGCTCTTTTGCTACGTCATTTGCGTTCTTTTCATCGTGTTGTATTACTGGTAGTGTTCTAATTATGTTCAAACAAGTATTAAAGAACTTTAATTTGCTAGTTCTATACGTTTCTCCAGTTTGTTCATCAATAGCTTCAAACACTTTTAAATGCTCTGCTACTGCATACCAACCTTGTACACGATTGTTAGCACTACGTCTCAATATCAAACCATTTTCACGGAATATATCACAAGCACTCTTACCAGTATCGTTACGTCTATTCCATAAGTCCGGTGGTGCATAAGTGAATTTAATCTTATCGTCTCCATTAACTTCTAATATTCTAGCTGCTGCTTTTGATACGATTAAATTAGGCTCATATAATTCTTTATAAACATATTCGTTGCCACGTGGGTCAATTGCTACCCATAAGCAACATAACATATCTAGTCCATAGTCGATAGTTCTGTATCTGTCCCACTCTTTTGGTATTTGAAAAGGCTCTATTACATGAATCTTTCTATCAAACTCAGTAAAGTATTGCCCATCAAATATGTCCCAGTTACCATCTTTTAAGGCTTTACGCTCTTTCTCTGGTAGTGCGTCTAGTCTTTTAATGTAATCAGGATCGGCTTCCATTAAGTATTTATTGTCTGTTACAAAACTAGGGATAAATATACGAGTTGTTTTTGTTCCAACTTCGTTTCTAACTTCATGTATTTCATTTGCTTTACCAATATCGATAAATCTAGCTTTTACCCACTCGTGTCCTACTCCTCCAGGGTTTGTAGAACTCTTAATGCGTTTAGGGAACTCATTAGCACCACGACAACGTGAAATCATATATACATACATGTATTCAGTAAAGTGTGTTAATTCGTCAAATCTTATAACATCATATTCAGCAGATTGATATTGGTATACGTCTTGTTCGTTATCAATGTAACCAAAGTCAATTAAACTACCATTTTTAAACGTCCATACGTGTTTTGCAGAGTTATAACTAGCAAGTTCACGTGGGTATAAGCCTTGAGTTGTACGTATTACACTACGTTCCAAATCAGGAAATGTACGTCTAAAGATTATTTGCTTACTACCGGCGTATTTACAAGCATAAACTAATGCGTCTATTATTTGTGCATAAGTCTTACCACCACCGGCAGCTCCACCAAATAATGTTTCAAATGCTTCAGATGTCATAAAATCATTTTGTTTTTTAGTTATTCTTACGTCTAATGATTTATTATCTGCCATTATTCATCAATCTTTTTTGCTAGATTCTTTTTGATTAGGTCTTCTGCTATTTCTTCTGTTACTTCAAGTTTATCTCCTGCAATTACCCAACCTAAAAGTTTGTTATCTTTTGGTATTATTTTTATGATTTCTCCATATCTATCGTATTCATCTGTGTTTATTGCTTCCATTTTGATAACTTTTATGTCATCAGTTTTCTTTTCAGCTTTTTTCATATATATTCCTCCTCCAAGATAATCTAGCCATTTCTCTTTAGCGTGATTATCATAATCATCTAATTTTGGTATCTTTAATAGTTTTTTAACATTAAAGTCCATATCTAAAGGCACTACATAGCCATTTACACCATCTTTGATTAGTTCAGTACAACCCTCAATATCTGTTACGATACATGGAGTTTTATACTGCAAAGACTCTTGCACCGTATAAGGCAAACCTTCAACGGAACTCAATAATACAGTGTAATCTGCGTCTGCTAAATAGTCCCATATATCAAATCTAGGCTCGTAATACTGTATTTCTTCTCCCTCTAGGTTATGTGGTCCATTTGTAAATATTTTCCAATCAAATTTTATATTTTCTTTACGCAACATTTCACACAATTTCTGCATACGGTCTCCACCTTTGTCCGGATCGATTCGTGTGCAGCTAATTAAGTGAAGTACCTTATTTGTCTTTTGTGTTGGTGCTAATATGTTTTGTATTGTTGTTGGGTTATCTTTTAAAACGAGTTTTGACATTTTAGATACAAAATAACCACAACCAACTACCTCATTTGTGTTACTACATGGTTTATATTGTGCAGATAATATCTTGTTATCACATAAATATTTATAATTTGCATGTCTCATTTCAATATATCTGTTTTCTCGAGACTTCACATTATCAGGAACGCTACCCCATACTGAATTACGTATGAATATATCACACTCATACTTCTTATTTTTATCAAAGTGCACTAAATTAACGTAAGGTGCTATTCTACGCATTTGTGTATAATAACCAGTATCATAAAGAACTGTTATATCGTAATATTCCCATAAGTTTATTACAAAATTATATAAAAATGTTTCAACTCCACCAATTTCACAAAATCTTGAGTGATATATGTATAAACTTTTTTGTTTTTGCTGTTTTTTCATATTACCCCCACGATCCTAGCATTAAGTGTTTTTGATATTCGTCCATTACTTCTTTTGAGTAAACTTTCATATTAGGAATCTGTTGTGTTTCAAATTTATTACGATTTATTCCATTTTTGTCCAATATCTCTGACATTATTGTTGTATTTGTGGTATATTCCCACCAATTCTTATAAACAACAAATTCTTTATCGTTATAGTAGTCCAACATTTGCTTAATTATTTCATTTTTAGGAAATGTTCCCATTACTGCACACACCGGAAAGCCAGGTTGCTCAAAACCAGTAAATGCTACACAACCATTGAATAATTCTCGAAGGTCTCTATACACTAGGACATCGGTGTCCAAGTATATACCACCATATTCGTATAATGCCCATAATCTAGCTACATCTGATACAAACGCCCACTTTTTATTCTCATAAGCACCTTTTACAAAGGCATTATAGTTAATATCGAAGTTATTTTCGTTTATTTCCATTATTTCAATGTCTGGCATTGCTTTTTTCCAACTAGCCATACAGTTTTTTACCTCTTTTGGTAGAGGGTTACCACCAAACCAACAATATATTAGTCGCATATACGCACCTCCACTCTTTCAGGATCATCATCGCCACATGTATAGTACTTTCGTATATGTAGGTCATATATTATCGTATCGTCATCGTATGCTACTCCATTTAAGCCATCA